GTGGGCTATTGCCAAAGATACCGTCTCTATCGACCAATGGACAAATGAGAAAATGTTCAAAGGTTGGTTGCATGCAGTAGGTACCGGCGGCCTGTCTATGACAGGTCGTGTGCCCATATTCCAAGAGTTTTATACCATGTATTTAAAATCCGGCGTATTGTATAATAAAGTGGGTTTGGTGCAGAGTTGGGGAGTACGTTCCCTTGCTCGTGATATGGACCGAGGTTATGGCGGTATTTCGGCCGCTACGAGAGCCAGTTTTTATTGGGCTTTCGACGTAACCCCCGATGAGCAGCTAGCAGTTGAAAGATATTATAAAGAATCTACAATTGTGACACCGCTCCGGAAACGGGGAGTGCGTTACCAACGTCAATTGCCGCTTTAGCCGTAAGGCAAGACCGAAAAGTCTATAAACTATCGTGGGGCGGACTTCCTTTTATGGTAGCACTGCCCCTATTGGGTCCTGGGTGTTAAATTGACCAAAATCAGCAGCGCTGTGCTAACAAGAAAGCCAAGAGACTGCACGGACCAGCCCCCTGTGGGGGCGCCCAGGATGTACAGTCCCGGTTCATACTACGGCATCCAATACAAGTATGAGAAAGAATGTTATGAGAAAGGGTAAGGCCGCGCCCAGGAAGGCGGCCAGAGTGCGAAAAGGAAATAAGGCCCGGCCAGTCCCGCGCCAAGCGCCGCTTAACTCCATAGGACGTCAGTTGTTGACGGCCCTTGGGGGCGGCATTGGTGGGCTGGCTGGAGGACCTGGTGGTTCCATTGCTGGTCACGGTCTTGGCAATTCTATTGCCACGTGGCTAGGTATGGGAGCGTATAAAGTTGGCTCGAATACTTTGCTCACCAATCCTGTTGCATCTATGCACAGTAGTGGTGAAACGATCAGGGTTAATCACAGGGAATACATAGGTGATGTTATAACCTCGGCTACTCCGGGGGCATTTTCATCTACGTTGTATCCCTTGAATCCTGGATTGTTTGGCAGTTACCCCTGGTTGTCGGGCATTGCTCAGCAATTTCAGGAGTACACCATCAAAGGCATGATTTATGAGTTTGTGTCCACGTCTGGCGATGCAATCGCTAGTTCTAACACTGCTTTGGGTAGTGTTATGATGGCCACTCAGTATCGTGCATCAGCCACACCGTTTGCCAATAAGATCACAATGTTGAATGAGTTTTTTAGTACTGATGGTAAACCATCTACTAATTTTTGTCATCCCATTGAGTGCGATCCTAAGGAGAACCC